CGGGCCATGCACCACGCGGATCAGCTGCTGGGCATCATTGAGAAGGTGGAGAACGGCGAGCTGATGGTGCCCGCGGCCCGTATGATGGCCGACAACCTCAAGTGGATGGCGGAGCGCATGGACCCGGAACTTTGGGGCAACAAGTTGCAGGTGCGGGCGGATATCCGGACTTCGGCGGAAATGCACCTCGAAGCCTTGCGCGAACTGGCGGAACGGATGAAAGCCGGGGATGACAGGCCCGTGATTGAGGGCCAGGTCGAGCCCAAAATGCAAATCAGCCTGCGCCCCGAAGATGCCGATCTGGGACCGGACCCGGTGCCTGAAAAGCCCGAACCGAAGGAGCCCAAAGAGCCCCGATTGTCGAAGAACAAACGGACTATGCTGGAACTGCTGTCATGAGCCAGCAGATGAATGATGAGGTGGAACTGGTCGAGGAATGGGCTGCCAGGCTTTGCAGGATGAGCCAGGAGGCGTTTTTAGCGGCGAACCCTAACGGGAATATGCAAACGCTGACTGCCGCGCTCTCCGTGGCTTCTGGGAGGTTGCTCCAGGCATATTGCCCGGAGGAAATGCAGCCCGAGGGGGCGGAAATCCTGGTGAACTTTCTAAGGCACGGAATTTTAACGAAAAAGCCCGAGCACATTACCGGCTCGGGCTTGATTCTGGCGCCAACTACAGGAAAGCGTCCAACTCACTGAACAAGCCAGGGTAAGGCCATTTGTTCCGAATAGCGGTCAACGTGCTGAGATTTGGGTTCGATTTGTCGGAAAGTATCAGATACATCCCAGCCCGGGACATACCCGCACGGCGGGCCGCCTCATTGAGGGGTAACTTCATTTCTGACATTCGAGCCCGGAGCAAGGCGGGCAAAGGCGATACGGGCGCCGTGCTCATGCGAGACCCCAATCAGCGGGATCCACGTAGCGGAACCGGAACCGGTCCGCAAACTTCACCGATCCAGACCGTAAACAGCCGCGAACTTCGGCATTAATGGCGGCAACTTGTCGTTTTGACTTGGACTCATCGAACAAGGATACCCACACAAAACCCTCGGAGTTTTCGGCCTGTTTCTGGTAGAAGGCAATCATGCGCTCTGCCACCTTGCGCCAGGGATCCAATGTTTTGGATTGCGCGGTGCGCAAGGCCCGAAGGGGTTTCGGTTTTGGCACATCCTCTCCCCGTTCAGCCAGATAGATATAGCGGGACCGGGTGCCCGGCTGGCGGTCGGGCAGGTGGCGGAAGGAGTCGGCGCCAGCGGTGAGCATACGGCGACACTCGCGCCCGGTCGTGTCGTGGTCAACTACATGGAATAGAGCCCGCTTGGCCGGGTGCTCGTACTCAGCTCGGAGTTTGGCAGCGTCACGCGCCATGGATTGCAGTTTTGCTTTAGATGTCATGGGTTTAACTTCCTATTTTGGCAAGGGCACACAGCCCCACGATTACGACCAGGAATAACCAGAATACCAGGTCAAGGATTTTCAGGATAAAGCGCATATCAACGCCCCTCCCTGCAGGAAAGCAACACAAGCACGAGCACCAGGTAAGCCAAGGCCCCTACTTGCTCAAGGGTTCCGTGCTGGAGTACGGCTTGAGCCCAAGGATCCATCGATCCGTAACGCCAGTAGCCAGCCAGTTGCACGGTCAGGATCAGGAAGCCCAGGGCTGACAGGAAAACGCCGGTCGATTCGATCAGGGTGTATAGGCGGGTTTTCATAATTAATAAGTCTCCTTTTCGGGCAATCCAGAATCCATATCCCTATGCCATAGAGACATTTTTTCGTGGTGCTGGCTTAATGCCTGATGCTTTGATGGAGCGAATTGCCAAATGTATTCCCTCCAGTCCTGATCAGCCAGCGCCTGCTTGGATTGCTCCCCTTCCGCAAAAGCAAGAAGTTCCCCGCTGTACAACTCCATTGTTATAAACCGGGTTTTTGATATCTCAGCATCGACAACGGCCTGAGCATCGGAACGGGTTGCACCTTGTGTCTCGATGGCACGGACGCTGGTTTCATAGTCTTGATTGGTCATGGTTTCGTCCTCTTGATAATTTCAAAGCTGTCAGGCGTCAATGTCTTGTCCATAAAATAATCTTTGGCTACGTACACCGGCACCACGTTTGTCAGGTGATTCTCTGCCCGTTCGAGCGTATCAAACAGGCCATGTATGGCCAGATGGTTAGCCTTTTCTACGAGTGCATAGGTCATGATTGCGCCTCGTTCAACGCACGCTCAAGGAATGCCAGTCTCCGAGACTTTTTCATAATGTCAGCCTGAATCCTGAGCATATGGCGGCGTATTGTGTCGGCCTCAGACTCGTTAAATTCTTTCTGTATGCTCATATCGCGCTCAGGTGAATTGATGCGAACGTAGCCGAATCCTGCTGTGTTGGATGTAGTTACTTGCATGATCTTTCCCCCTAGTAGGATTGATAGACGATAGTGCCGGTGCCGGTGATCCCGGCAACGCTGGTCTGGTCGCGCACGTGATCCTCGACTGCTGTGCAGTATTCTTCTGAATCTGTTTCCAGATCGTCTAAGTCAAGGATGCTGTTCAGCCCAAAGTCAGAGACTATCTCACTGGCCCTGCCTTCTGCCCAATCGCAGCATATGGCAATAACATCAAGCTCTATTTCTTCGCCCATATCATCTTCAAGCTGTTCGAAGTATTCAAACAGCAGCCCTAGCCCTTCATAACTGAAGTTATCAGGGCGCAAGGCTTCAAAGGCACGGTGAAAGTCATATTCATTTACAGTCTGTTTCATGATTGCACCCCACAAGCTGCTAAGAATTTAGCCCGGTCAAAGGAAGGATTGTCAGCGGCCAGCACATTAGCCAAAGCTACGGCAACACTCTTAACGCCGTTGTCATAATCAGGCGCATTACTGGCATAGAAGTGCGAAGGGTTATGCAATGCTGCATTAATTCGATCAGCTATTAGGATGTAGTCTTTACGTGTCATGGCATGTTTCCTCTTGTAAGTGTGTGTTCGGACTGATTGCCCGGCAAAGCCACCGCATAGGGCAGTGGCTTGACCTGATTATCAGACCATTGATCCGTCAGCGTAAAATTCATATTCATTGGATTCTATGGCGTCACGTATGTATTCATCCGAACGTTGGTATTCCATATCCACTTCCCAGTCCCGCGCCCAACCACTTAGGCAATCTTCGATAATATCCGCTAGGCTAGTGCGTGAATCCGGCTTGGCTATGAAGTTAAGAACCGGCTGGATTAGTGACATATCGCCACAGTAACCCGTTAAAGGGCAATTGTCGTATTCAAACTGAATACGGGAATAGCGAGATTTTCCGCCTTTACTGCAATCCAATATCCTGTTTTTGCTGTCCCATGATTGGGAGTACCATTTACCAGTACGGAACTTAGGCAACCAGTTGTTAATCAGCCAAGTACGCAAACGCAAGCCGGTTAGATCGTCGGGTTCGATACCTTCGAGCCCATCAAAACGCCAGTTGACATAAGATCCACCATAGCCAACTTGCCAATCATAGGCATCAATCCCGGTCACATCGCAAAAGGCGTTGAGACTGTCGCGCCATTCAGCATTCCAGGCAAAGTCAATGGCCTGTTCACGCCAGTTATCAATGGCGGTTTGTTGAGCATCGTCGGATAGTTCTTCAAAGGTATGGATAGTTACTGTTTTGGTGCGCATGGTTTCAATACTCCAATTGATTGTTGCTGGCGCCAGATAGCTACCAGAGTTTGCTAACCTGATTATCAGGCTGCCAGATTGCAGACGTTGCGGGAATTATCGCGGTAATCGTCGCCATAACTGCCAACACTCAAGCCGACATAAACCCATGCCGCCCAATCCTCCCAAGCTTTCTCCTGAGCGGCTATGGTCGAATGCTTATCTTCTGGAATGTTTGCGCCAGCCTTGCGAGCGTGCTCATAAGCCAATTCTGTCAATGCGTAAATACCGCTTTTAGCTTGCGGGTACTTATCAACACCCAAGAAAGCTTTCATTATCTTGACGCGAGTTCTGGCCATGTTAGGGCCAGCCAGTTGCCATAATGTCATACGGCCTTGCGTGTAGTGGCCAATCAGGAATAAGCCGTGTAACGTGTTGCTGTTGTTTATCTCGATCATTTCTATCTACTCCCATAGATTAAAAGGTTAATGTCAGAACTTGCGATACTGTGCGCGTATCAGGATTGCGATAGCAGCACAGGTTAAGAGGATAATGGTTGCAATGGTCATCGCTACTTGCTCCTATCGGCGAGCGGTGGTTTGCGCATTGTTTTAGCGCGTCTCTTTGTGCGCGGCCCAGACGGGCCTGGAGTTTGCCAATCGTCACGACGTCCATAGAACGGGCCTTTTCTGCTAGGTACTTTCTTACTCATAGCTACTTACTCCCTATTGGTTAAGTTCATGTGTCCATTATAGTGGATAAATGTATCTTGTCTAGTGTTTTGATACATAACTCAGTGTAAAGAATTGTAAAGGATTTGGGTGCGAATTCGTGCGCGTTTTGGGTGAGGGGTCTATATGTTGTGTTCGAGGGTTGAACATATAGCGAGAGGATACGAGGCAAAGGGACAAGGGGATATGGGGCGATGCGTCCTCCTCGCACTGGCGAGATTCGCCAAATAGCGGCGAATTCCACCAAGCCAGTCAGCCATGTTCCACGTGAAACCTAATAGCCGTAAGGCTTTCAGGCATAGTGGCGAAATTCGCCACATGTTGGCGAAATTCTCCAACTGCCCTATCTGGCCAATGTTCCACGTGAAACCTATCTGTTCAAGGGTTGAACACATGGTGACATATAGGCTAAGTGCTTGATATGCTTAGGGTTTCCTTGGTTATGGGCAGGGTTCCACGTGGAACAGTGGCCGGGCGGCTTGAGGCCCCCCTGGCTTGAGGGCGAGGGGGCCGCTAGGTTAGCTGACCTCCACGCCCAATTTGCCAAAAAGCCCCCGAACCACTAGTCCATTAAAGTGTACATACCAAAAATCCCAAAAAGCCCCCGAACCACTAGTCCATTAAAGTGTACATACCAAAAATCCCAAAAAGCCCCGCCGCCCGTGAAACCCCGCCGCCCATGTTTCGCGTGGAACACCGAGCCCCTTTTCAAAAATCCAAAAATAAAAAATGATAAAAATCCAAATTCCGATAGCCATTGCCTATCGCGGGCCAAAAGGCTATGCTGCGCCTCGAAGCGTTGGCATGGGCGCTTCAACACAGGGGCGGCCCCGGTGCCCAACGACACTGGGGCCGTTTTAAACCCAGGCCAGAAGAAACCCTGTCCCTCGTAGAGAGTGGAATACAACGAACCCATGAGCCAGCCTGCTTCGAACGTGTTTCTCGACTTCATCGCCCGGTACTATGACGATCCGGTCGGATTCGCCATTAACGTGCTGCACATCACCCCCGATCCGCCGCAGGCGGAATTGCTCAATGACATCGCGTCCGGTGAGCGGTTGATTTCGGTGCGGTCGGGCCATGGCACCGGCAAGTCGACCACCCTGGCAGTAGCAACCGCCTGGTTCGCCTGCACCCGCTACCCGTACAAGGTGGTGATGACGGCGCCCACCTCGTCCCAGCTGTTCGACGCCTTGTGGGCAGAAACCAAGAGCCTGTTCAAAAAGCTGCCGGCGGCGTTGCGGCCGCTGTTCGAGGTGCGCTCCGACCGCATCGTGCTGGTCTCCAGCCCGGATGACTGCTTCATCACCGCCCGCACCTCGACCAAAGAGAAACCCGAAGCCCTGGCCGGCGTCCACTCGGCCAATGTGCTGCTGCTGGCCGATGAGGCGTCGGCCATTCCGGAAGAAGTGTTCGAGTCGGCCCAGGGCTCGATGTCCACCGAGAACGCGACCACGGTGCTGACCGGCAATCCTACCCGTACCTCGGGGCTGTTTTACCGCACGCACCATGAGCTCAGCGGCGACTGGAAGTGCCATCACTGGTCCTCGCTGGATTCACCGCGGGTCAGCTCGGCGTTTGTCAGTCAGATCAAGAAAACCTACGGCGAGGGCTCGAACCAATGGCGCGTTCGAGTACTGGGAGAGTTCCCCGAAGCGGATGATGAGGCGTTGATTTCGGTGGCCTCGGTGCGCCGGGCCATGAACCGCGAGATCAAGATGGACCCAGAGGGCAAAAAGCTCTGGATGGTTGACCCGGCGCGATTCGGTAATGATCGCACCGGGTTCGGGGAGCGCGTTGGCCAGGTGGTGCCCTGGATTGAGCACAAGTCCGGGCTGGACACCATGGCCGTGGCCGGATGGGTCAAGTACCGCTGGGATCAGTGCAAGGCGGGCGAACGGCCGGCCGAGATCCTAATCGACGTGATCGGCATTGGCTCTGGCGTGGTGGATCGCCTGATGGAGCTCGGTTTGCCGGTGGTCGGGATCAACGTGTCGGAGAGCGCCTTGCCATTCTCCGACGGCTATCGGCTGAGGGACCATTTGTGGCTGGAGGGGAAGAAGTGGCTGGAGGAGGGCGGCGGGCGGTTGCCGTTTGACAATGACCTCCTGGCCGACCTGACCACTCCGTCCTATTCCTTTATGTCCAACGGTAAGATCAAGGTCGAGAGCAAGGATGAAATCCGGCGCCGGGGTAAGCCCTCGCCTGACCTCGCAGATACGTTCCTGCTGTCGTTCGCATCAGAGCCCGCGGTGCTGGTGCGCGGAGCGCGGAACTCGTGGGGAGAGCCAGTACGGCGCAATCTGGTGAGCTATGGGTGAGAGTAGGTTATACTCGCGACCCATGGCTACAGGCATGGGACAACGATAATGGCAGGGATTGTAGATTTGCTGGCAGGCGGCGAGATGGAATTGCTCGATGACATCCCGGAGCTCAGCGGCGAGATCATGGACCCATCGGGCCAGGCCGACACCGCGCCCGGCGTGGATGACGACACCTTCCAGGCCATTTTGAAGCGGGAAATCCAGGACGCCAAGGACTACGCAGAGGAAGAGCTCGCGGCCCAGCGCATCCTGGAGCAGGAATTCTACGACGGCAAAGTCATGCCGGGCGATGACAAGCTGGATGTGACCCGCTCCAAAGCCATTAGCCGTGATGTGCAGGACACCATCAAGGCCATCATGCCCAGTCTGTTGCGGATATTCCTGGGCGGCGACTCGATTGTCTCGTACGACCCCACGGGACCGGAGGACGAAGCCCAGGCGGCCCAGGCCACGCTGTATGTCAACCAGATCGTCCTGAACAAAGACAACGACGGGTTCTCGGTATTCTACGACGCCTTTCTCGATGCGCTGTCCAAGGCGCTGGGTCCGGTGATGTGGTACTGGAAGAAAGAGTATGACGTGACCGGACAGGACTACTCCGGCCTTCTGGCTGAGGAAGTGGCCTCCCTGGCCCAGGACCCTGAGGTGACGAACTACGAGATCACCAACGAATACATCGAGCCCCTCATCGGGGAGGTGCTGCAGGATTGCCGGGTCACTTACAAACGGGAGAAGGGCGGCAAGCTGATCATCGAAGCGTATCCGCCCGAGGAACGACTGATCAACCGCGATGCCCGTAGCATTGATACCAGCAGGCTCTATGGCCGCTGGCGGACGCTGACCGTCAGCGACGTGGTGGCTATGGGGTACGACTATGACCAGGCTCTCGGGCTCGGTGGCGCGGATGAGCTGGACACCAACGAGGAGGGCATGCTGCGCCTCGGGGATGGCGGGCTCCCCGGTGACGAATCCGGCTCGGCAGACCCGTCCATGCGAGAGCTGGCCTACTACGACGTGTACCTCCGCGCCGACCGGGACGGGGACGGTTTTGCGGAGCTTTATCGGGTCGCCTGCGGCGGGACAGGCTGCGAGATCCTGCGCCACGCCGAGACAGGAGAGCTGGCCATTGAGCTGGTGGACGACATTCCGCATGCGGAGTTCTGCCCAGACCCGGTACCTCACCTGGCCACGGGGCGCAGCGTGTCCAATTCGGTCATGGACGTGCAGCGGTACAAAACCAATCTGCTCCGGGGCATGCTGGACAGCCTGAGCCGGTCGATTTTCCCCCGCGAGGAGGTGGTACAGAACCAGGTCAACATGGACGACGTGTTGAACCCGGAAATCGGCGCGGTGATCCGGGTCAAGCAACCCGGCATGGTGCGCGAGGTCAAAACCGATTTCATGGGCCAGCACTGTTTGCCGGTGCTCGACTACATGGACACCGTGAAGGTCAACCGCACGGGCATTACCGACGTGACCCAGGGCCTCGATGTCGGTGCGCTGCAATCCTCTACCCCGGGGGCGGTTTCGGCCGCGGTATCGGGGTCGCAGGTGCAGATTGAGATGTTGGCGCGGATTTTTGCGGCCAAAGGCATGAAGCGGGTGTTCAAGGGTATCCTGAAAACCATCACCACGCACCAGGACCGGGCGCGGGTGGTACGCATGAACAAAACCTGGGTGCAGGTGGACCCGAGGGCCTGGAACGCCGGTATGGATGTGACGGTCGATGTGGCGCTGGGGCGTGGCACCGAGCCGGAGCGGCTCTCCGCCCTGGGCGTCATTGCCCAAAGCCAGAAAGACATTCTGGAGAAGCTCGGACCGGCCAATCCGGTTTGCACTTACGGCCACTATCGCCACACCATGGCCGAGATGGTCAAGTTGATGGGCTACCCCGACCCCGACAAGTTCTACATCCCCGTGGATCAGCAGCAGTCCATGGAACAGATCATGCAGCAGATGCAACAGTCCCAGCAGCAGTTGCAGGAGGCCCAGCAGCAGGTTCAGGCGCTGTCCTTCCAGTTGCAGGGCCACACGGCCGCTGAGGATGAGCAGAAGGTGGCCGATGCGCTGAAGAAACGTACCGAGGCGCTGGAGAACATCATTGACGCCATGGTCGCAGCGCAGGGACAGAATATCTCCCCGAATGCGGCCAACGACGAAATAGGGGCGGCTGCGCCGTTCCTGCAGGCCCAATCCCAATCCAGCCCAGGAGGACCTAATGGCTAAGAAGAAAGTAGCGAAGAAAGCAGCGGCGAAGAAAGCAGCAGTGAAGAAAGTCGAGGCCGTCGAAGTTGAGGCCGTCGAGACCCCCGCGGCGGTTCCTGCAGAGGCGTTCGATACCCCGGCACCCGAAGTCGAGGCGGTTGAGAAGCCCGTCAAGACGCACTGTAAGTCCTGTGGGCGCCGGCTGGCTGATTCAAACAAGCCGCACACCGACGGACTCTGTTGCATCTGCAATCCGGTCAAGCGGCCGCAGAAGTCGGTGATGCCCCGGGTATGACGAATGTTGTAGACATGGACGCATTTCGCCCTCACTGGACGAGAGACATGGAGTGCAGTGGATGTGGGTACAAGTGGGTAGCGGTCTACCCCGTCGGCTGCACTTTCATGGAATGTCCCGGATGCCACGATGCCGTCAACGAGCAAGGCACTCTCGTCCTTGTCCGGCGATGTAAGGGCTGCGGATCCCAATTTACGGTCTGCCCCAAGCCTGATGTCGTCGAGGGGTGGGAGAACTGCATGGCGGAGAGTTGCCCCAGCTATGACCCGGGCCGTGATGGGGACAGACTGTTCGATGAGGGGAAGGTTAAGAGGGAGGACGACCCATGATGTCCGACGAGCAACGGGCCGAACGGGCCCGGCAGCTACTGGAGGACCCGGTGCTGCTGGAGATGTTCGCCCTGGTAAAGCAAGACGCCCTGATCCGCTTTGCTGAATCAGGCCCCCATGACGCGCAGGTGCGCGAGGCCGCCTATCAGGAGATTCAGGGGCTGGAGCTTGTCCAGGCTTCCCTGAAGAATGTCCTCATTGATAGTCGATTGAAATGCCATGACCAAAAAGGATAGACTAAGACTATGAGCGGATTTGACTTTATTGATATGGCAGAGGGCGGTCTAGGCGCGTCCTCTGGTAATAGCGCCGCCTCCAGCCTGTTGCAGCTTCTCAAC